ATACATTACTTCAATCGTAATTGATAATCCTGGATTCTATGCAAATACTCCAGCTATTGCATATAGTGCCGCTGTAGGTAATGCATCGTTTACTATTGTCATGGGTGGTCGTGCAAATCGTGTTCAAACAGAAACATTGGTTGCTATGGGCTCTATGGTTGGTGATGGATCTGACGATATCATCTATCCAGATAGTTAATGAGATTCTCTGAATATATCCGTGAGATGGGGATTGGTGCGGTGGCAACACCGATGGCCACGCCTTCACTCATGGATACTAATTTAGATAGTCTTAACACACGTTTAGATTATGATACTGATGAAAAATTTATGTCTCCTGAATCTGGTATACAAAGGATTCGTAGAGTGTTGCACCTGTATGGATATGACTTAGCACCACTCTACGATGCCGATCCAGAAGGTGAAGAAATAGTTATTGATTTGGATAATAATGTAGGCGTATACATTTTATATACTCTCGCTGATGATAATAGTTATGAATTTTATGCTGAAGTAGGCAATGAAAGTCGTATGCAAGAACTTTTATCGGATGAGGGCACAGAAGAAGAAGAATAAATGTCCTTTGATGATTTGAATAATGACAATATAATGATGTATGCAATGAAAGCTTATGATAGGCCTAATTGCATTATGAGTGAATTTAAAGACGATATGAAACGATTCAACTATCTAAAGCGGTTGTTTCTGAGATATCGTAAAATAGGAGAACTTAGAGAACAATTGGTCTTAAACCATCTAGTTGTTCTCTATAATGTTTTTGGACCAGAGGTAACTTCAAGAATGTTATTCTTTAAAATGTCAAAAGACGATTACCCAGCACTAAAAACATATTTGTTGTTTCTGAGCATTATGCCCGAAAAAATTCGTGGCATTAAAGGACATGATATAATATCTTCTGATATTCCTGTTGACAAAAGAATTGCGGACATACTAAGAGAAATCAAATGATTATTGGTTCAGGTATCACAGTTGGTTCTGGTATTAGAATGATTGAGCAACCGGCTCCGTATGTTGCTGGCCTGTTTAAAACAACTTATGCAGGTTATTTTAGTAATGTACCTAGTTTCTTTGCAACGGCCACACCAACAACATATGGTACAAACCCAGCAACATCGGTTCAAACTACTGCAATTTCTGAAGCAGGTAGTGATGATGGTTCAAACTTTAGTTGTGAATGGTTAGGATATTTTTTACCTTCTACAACAGAAACATATACATTTTTTACAGCAAGTGACGATGCTTCTTACATGTGGATTGGTGCAAATGCTTTGTCTGGTTTTACAACTGCAAATGCAACAGTAAATAACGGTGGCGAACACGCTGTTCAAGAAAGAAGTGGAACTATTTCATTAACAGCAGGTGTATATTATCCAATAAGAATACAGTTTGGTGAAGCTGGTGGCGGTGATGCAATGACATTTAATTATTCCACACCAACAATAACTAAGACAACGAATGTCACAGGCCGAGTGTTTTATAACCCAGCAACAAATGGATTTTAAATGGCAAACGAATTAAAAAAAGAATGTGGACTAGGAATGTATTGGTGTAACACCGATAACAAATGTAAACCTATGCAAAAAGAAGATGGTGACCAAGGCTTTGTTGGTGGAAATCCAATTATTAATAAAGTTTCTGGCGGTGAGATTGCAGGTCTTGGCATTGGTAAAGATGGCGAGCCAGGCATTAAAAAGAATAAAAAGGGTGTAAAATCCTTTTCAACATTCATAAAGAGAAAATCTAATGTGGCTTCTTAATTGGTTACCAGACTGGTTGTTTTATGCAATAGGATTTACAGGTTTATTAACCTTAGTCATTACTTATTTCATTAAGTTTTTACCAATTCCATTTGTTTACGTGTACAAGACTCCATTGCAATTATTAGCAATTGTGATGATAGGTTTTGGCACATTCATGGCTGGTGCAATACATGACAATGAAGCATGGCTTGCTCGTGTTAAAGAATTAGAAGGTCAAGTAGCTGAATCAGAAAAGAAAGCTGCTGAGAAAAATGTAGAGATAGTAGAAAAGATTGTACAAAAAGATAAAATCATCAAACAAAAAGGTGATGACATTATCAAGTATATTGATAGAGAAATAGTTAAAAAAGAAGAAGTAATTAAGTATATTGAAAATTGTCCTGTGCCAAAAGATATTATTGATGCACATAACGCTGCAGCTGCAATAGGTAAGAAATGAAAAAACTTATAATTATTGTTTCTTTATTTTTAACTGGTTGTACCATGTTTGTACCAGTTAAGAGAAACTTCCCCGAAGCTTCGGCCACATTAATGGTTAAATGTCCAGAATTAGAAACTGTGCAAGGTGACCGAGTTGCAATAACAGAGATGTTAAGAGCAGTTGTTAACAATTATAGATTGTATTACGAATGCTCAAACCGTGTTGATGGTTGGACGGAATGGTATACAGAACAGAAAAAGATATTCGATAGTGTTAAATAAAGGAAAATATATGAAATTAATTATTGCCTCACTAAGTTTTTTATTATTGGTTGGTTGTGCTAGTAAAGATTATGCAGTATATGTCGATGCTCAAAGGTCTATGTCAAAAGACCTAACAATGAGTGAAACAGCAAGACTTGCTGCATTGACAGATATGACAAAAAATTCAGATCCAGGAGTTCGTGCCACTGGTATCATGTTAATACAACAACTTCAACAAGGCAGTAAAACTGTTGTAGTTGAACCACCTAAAAAGAATTGGCTAGGTTTTTAAGGATAAAAAATGGAATTAACAAAAGAACAACTAAAACAGTTATTACCAAAAAACCCGTATATTGACCATTGGCATAATGCTTTAGAGCAACTATTGCCTGATTATGAAATCAATACACCTCAACGCATTGCAGCCTTTGTTGCACAATGTGCTCATGAATCTGGTGGGTTTATGGTTCTACAAGAGAACTTGAATTACAGACCAGCATCTCTACGCAAACTATTCAGTAAGTATTTTCCAACCGATGAGTTGGCGAATGAATACTGCTCTAGACCAAACAAACAACAAGCAATTGCAAATAGAATCTATGCATCACGCATGGGTAATGGACCTGAAGACTCAGGTGATGGTTACACATATCGTGGTCGTGGCCTAATCCAATTGACAGGTAAAGACAACTATACATTCTTTGCTGGTTCACTACAAATTTCTGTAGAAGAAGCCGCAGAATACATGGCGACCTTTGAAGGTGCCGCACAGTCCGCATGTTGGTTCTGGGAAACAAACAACCTTAATCAATGGGCTGACAAGGGAGATATCGTTACATTAACAAAGCGCATTAACGGTGGCACTATCGGTCTTGATGACCGTATCAAACATTATGAACATGCATTACACGTATTAGGAGTTTGATATGGTTAAAGAAGTAAAAGTTAAAGAAGTAAAGAAAAAAGACGAAGATTGGATGACCAAGAAATGGCGTCCATTAATGGCGATGATGTACATGACTTGTTGTTTAGCAGACTTCTTCTTGTTCCCAGTTATGTTCACAGTTGTGCAGTTCTGGGAAACTCAGGCTGCTAACGATGCGTTTAGACAATGGGTTCCAATCACACTACAAGGCGGTGGTTTGTTCCACGTTGCCATGGGTGCTGTATTAGGTGTGTCAGCTTATGGTCGTACACAAGAAAAGGTCGCAGGTGCAGCTAATGTCTCAACCGGTTTACCAATGAATGGAACACCAACACCTAACTTATATCAACCAACACCAACGTATCAATCAGGCGGTTTCGGCTCACCAACACCAACAGGTTATGGTGCACCAAACACAGGCGGCTACGGTGGCGGATTTAACGGCACTTCAGGCTCAGACTTTAATCAACAACCAATTTCTGTAACAGTAGGATTTGGCGGTAAACCCGCACCGATGCCTGCACCACAACCATTACTATAAGGAACCAACATGAAACAAATTATTGCCGTACTAGCCCTTGCTTTTGCATCTACTTTAGTGTATGCTGGAGGCGACACAGCTAAAGAAACAACCAAAGTATGCGTTGATGTTAAAGACAAAGCAGGTAATGTTGTAATCGACCCTAAAACCAAGAACCCAAAGCAACAATGCAAAGAAATGAAAGTGCATAAGAAGCTAGAGGGTACTAAAGTACCAGAGAAGAAATGATGGCGACCACACCAGAACGATTGGGTATTGTTGAAACAAAGGTTCAGAATCTTGAAGGCAAGATAGATGAACTAAAAGAAGATGTACATGAGGGTCACAAAGACCTAAAGACTCAACTAGAAACGATGTATGATGCATCCTGTTCTCAACATGCCGCACTGGCGAAAGAACTAAACTCACTTAAACAGGAAAAGGATAAGTGGGTATGGTTCGTTGCAGGTGCAATTGCCCTTTTGGGTTGGTTGAGTGGTCATGCAGATAAATTTGCGGCATTCTTTGGATAAGTGTTGACAAACATCTTCGGATGTGTTATATTATGGCTCTATGTCGCTCATTACTGATTCTAAATATATTAAACTGGCATCTTCCCGCTTGCGTAACTTCAAGCAGAAAGATGCCTATTTGTGGAACTTCTCCTGCCCTATCTGTGGTGATAGTCAGAAGAACAAACTAAAAGCCCGAGGTTATGTCTTCAAAAAAGGCAATGACCTCTTTTACCGTTGCCACAATTGTGGCGCAGGAGTTAACCTTGCCAACTTACTCAAACATGTCGATTCAAGCCTACACAAGGAATATAGCCTTGAACGATATAAGTCGGGCCAATCGGGAGCAACACGCTCAGCACCTGAAGCAATTAAAGTCCCAAGTCCAAGATTCGGAAAAATTGCAAAAAACACAGGCTACGAAAAGGCAGAATATTGTGACCGCCTCCAAAGTGGACACTTTTGTCTAGAGTATCTTAAGCGCAGGTTAATACCTG